AGGAACTCTTAACGCTAAAATCTCTGGTACGCTAAAAGAGGTTATTGCCTTTATGCTAAACTGGAAGTATAACACAGACTACTCCGGTTCTGATATTGGATTCCAAATGTCTAGCGACTTTGCACCGATGGTCGGCGGAGAGGCTGCTATGCGACTTGTTTCTGAGTGGTATCAGTCTGGTATTATTAGTAGAAGTACTTTCCTCAACATTGCAAAGTATAACGACTTCCTACCAGCTGACTACGATGATGACTCTGCAAGAGAAGAAATTCAAACAGATCCTCTTGTAGACAACGTATCAGATAACTCAGTAATTATTGAGTAACTAATAAAGACCTAAGCAAGTCTTAAAACTGCTTATCAACTTACTCTACAATGGTGGACTGGATGAATATTAACGATAAACTTTTTGATCGAATTGTTGCACATATGGCAGATGTGAGGCTTTATGAAGAGGGTGTTCAAATACAAAACAGACGAATTCTAAAAAGACATAGAAACAACTTGCAAACTTTGCTTCGCAATAATGTAAAAAATGATGTCTCAAAAGAAGTAAGTCGTTTTGGAACAGAACTTCTTTCTCATAAGACCAACACACTAAAGGAGTTTTCTACTTCACAGTTAGACTTTCATAGTGATAACCTATACAAGGAAGTAAAAGACTTTTATAAGGTTCAAAGACCACGGACTAAAGAATTGCTAGCTGAAGTTACTGGGCCAAACATTAAAGGGCCAAGTAATATTAAGAACAATATTCAAAACATTTCTTCTGGTGAGCTTGTTAGAATTCAATCTAAAGTAAAAGCTGGGCTTGCAAAAGGCGCTAGCCAAAACGATATTATCGCTGATGTTCTTAAAACAACTAAGATAACAGAGTATCAGGCCAAGACTTTAACGAGAACTTCTATTACTTCTACTCAAACTGCAGCTCTTAAAAAGGTTGCTGAGAGTAATAAAGACATTCTTAAAGGATTTATGTTTACAGCTATTCTTGACTCTAGAACAAGTCCGATTTGTTCTTATCATAACGGTAAAATTTATGATATAGACGACGATCAGTTCAAGCCTCCGCTTCACTGGAACTGCCGATCTTCTTTGATCCCTGTGTTGAAATCTAAAGAAGAACTGTCTTTAGAAAACACAAGCCGGATAAATAAAACAGAGCTAGCTAAAAAGAAGGTAGAAACCCTTACGGGCCTCCCTCCAAAAATACAATCATTTGGCGCTTGGTTAAAAGTACAACCAATGGAGATTCAATCAAACCTATTAGGGTCTATGGATGCTGTAAACTTGTTTCGACAAGGTAAGCTAAGTGCTGAACAATTCATAACTCCAAAAGGTAAGGCGCTTTCCATCCAAGCCTTAAGAAACAGAGCTACACAAGCGACTACTGTCTTTAGACCTAGACAAAAGATTAGGGAAGTTGATGTAAGGCTAGATGCCAGCCGCCCTAGTAATCTTGTAAGTAACCCAAAATATAAAGAAGACCTTCGTCAGCTTTTCTTACTAGACTCAGATGACTACTCAAAGACGATGTCACTAACTGACTACAAGGGCACTTCCTTGGTGGGTAAACAGACATCTCGACGTAGAGTTGGTAACGAATTTGATGAAAGAAACTTTTCGGCAGATCCCCTAACTGGTGAGGTTAAGAACAACAACCTCTATGACCCTGACTTCAACCTCTACCAAGAGCGTATTGACTTTATGAGAAAGTCCCAACTTCTAAAATTAGAAGAAAAGGACTTTATTGAATCAATGGCTTCTAGTCTCGATGATAAGCTTTCTGTTAACCAACAGACAGTAATTGTAGAGAACTTAAGGGTTGTTTTTGAGCGTTATGCTAAAAACAAAGACCCTTGGCAAGATTTTGCTTCAGTTGTTAGAGCGGAAAACAGGTTTGCTGTTCAGAACGTTTCAAGGCTTTTAGACACCCGCTCACGACAAAGGTCAGAGATGTTTGTTAGCTATTTGTCCAAGGATACTCCACAAGTTCAGATTATGGGTAAGTACTACAACTTTGAAGAGCTTGTAAGAGACCAGCTAAAAGATCAACGTTATATTGATGCTTGGCGTAGTACCGAAGGAAAAGCCCTAGCCAAAAAGCTGTTCTTTACTGGTAGGTCACCTATGCGGGTTTACTTTAACGGGTTTACTGAAAAGTATCCTTCTAAGGATAAACTAAAGAAAAAATTCTTAAAGTTACCCTTTGTAAAGCAAGCTTATGACTCTTACAAATTCTTATACAATCGAGAACCTTCTGATTCTTGGTGGACACAACTCGTATCAAAAAAGAATGAAGCTATTCGAAGAATTCTAGATATGGAATTTTTGATTGCTGACAAAAAGCCTACTTCTAAAGTAATGGATGACGCAGCACTTAATAGTATCACTAAGATTGCCAAGCTAATTTCATCAGGGCAGTCAACTGATTACGACTCTCTTGCGATTAACATTGGTAAGCAGTTCTCGAAAGATTTTGAAAACCTTATACCCTTTACTAAAAACACGCTGAGAGATAATCATGCGGAAGGCTCTAAAATATTAGACTTTATGGTCAAACAAAACATGATCAAAGTTCAGTTTAGAGGTAAAACACGAAGAGGTGTACTTGATCTGGAAACTGGAAGAACTTCCGGTGGGTGGCAAGACACTATCTCTAGGGAAGTTATTGTTATTGATAAGGGTTTGATAAAGCTCCAAGAGGCAGAGCGAAGAGTAACTATTGCTCGACGTCTAGGAACTATCAATGATAAGGATAGATTGTATGTTAAGGCAAACAAAAAGACCTTTGTAGACTCTCGTGGAAACGACACAGGTATACCTATTATTTCTCGTGATAAGTTTGCTGACTATGATGCCAAACAAATTGATGCTGAAATGGCACAGATGATGAATCATGTGTCTAACGTCGAGTATGGTGTTGATGTTGAATTTGCAGGCTTTATGGACGACATTGTACGTTTCAGAGATCCTCGTGGTAACTCTAAATATTATGACTCTATAAACGAACTTCGGCATGAAATACTTAATCGTGGAGAACAAGGCTATGGCCTTATGTCAACTGTTAAGTTTCATGCGCAGCGTAATAAGAACTTTAGAACAAATGTCTTTATTGACTCCCGTGGACGGGTATACCATCGTGGTTATCTTACACCTACTGGTGGTGAGCTTGTTCGGCCTTTTTTAAACTCAGGTACTGCAAAGTCTATGACACCAGGCGCAATGAGGGAGCTTCGTATTCAGTTAGGAGCTATGATTGGTCCTGGCACGGAAGCACTTACTCAATCTGGACGTCTAGAAATCTTTCGTAGGAATGAATCAAAGTTACTTGAACTTGGAAGGTTGCTTCAGTCAAAGACACAAAGAGATCGTAGGCTTAGGGAATTTCTAGAACATCCACTTATTAAAGGGCTTGAAGGCCCTGAAGTGCCTAAGATGTCTAGAATGGCTCTAGAGTACGCTCGTGTTTATGATCATGTAAACGGTGACTTTAACAATGTATCTCGTTTGTCAACCTATAAGACAAAGTTAATGATTGAAAACGACGCCAGTTCTTCTGGTGCTCAAATCATTGGACTCTCGACGGGTGATCGTAAAGTATCTCTTGCAAGTAATGTTTTGCCAACCACTCAGAAAAACCGCCTATATGACCTAGTTGCGATGGACACCGTTAACGATCCTGATTTCTTAAAGATTCCTGCATTGAGAGACGCAAGTCTTACTTGGGAAGACCTAGCTAAGGCGGCTAAGTCACAGAATATGGTTTCTTTCTACGGAGCGGGCGATGCGACTAAGACTGCAAACGTTGCTGGACAGTTATCAAAAGTTCTTGATGGCAAAGGATATGTTACTGTCACTAAGGATAACCTCGGTGAACAACTTAGGATTATTGATGGTAAAATTAAGATTGCTAATCGGCAAGGTGCCATTGGTGTTGAATCAGAGTTAACCTCTTTTAGAGCAGAACTAATTGAAATGATCAACAAGAATGAACCTGCTGGTAGAACTTTGTTAAAGCAAGCACAAGACATTCATCCTGATACTGCGGATTTTGTAAATAAACTTATGAACTCCAGACGAGGGATAATTGGCCCAAAAGAATTTTCGGAAGTTTCTAGAATCATGTCTAAGAACCTAGCACAACGTGCTCCGGTTACAGACAACTTCATTAACTACTGGAAAGACGTGGCAAAGGTTTTTGTTGAAGAAACTCAAAAGGTAGATATACCGTGGGTTACTTTTGACGGAAAGATTATGACGCAAAGGTATCGACCAAAGATACAAGAGCGCATTGAATTTACTGATCCGGTTACGGGTCGTAAAATTGCTAACATCTATGAAGACAGTGCACAAGACGGAAAGCTGCTAGGAAAAGGCTCGCTTAACGACGCACGTATCGGACTAGGTGTAAATGGTAACCACAGCAATGACGCAGTTATTGTACGTAGGTTTCACTTGTGGGGACGTAAAAACAACGTTGAAACAGGGACGATTCACGATGCTTTTTTTACAAACATCGCTGAAGCAGACAACGCTAAAGCTGCTCTTAGAACCATCTATGCAGATGCTCTAGAGGGCAATACTATCAGAAAGACCCTTCTTGAAATGCGTAGACAGGGTTTATCGAACAAGTCTTACAACGCTTTACTTGCTAAAGCAAAGGCACAAGGTCTTATCGATCCTAAAGATAAGATTACAAGAGAAGAAATACTAGCCCCAATACCTGCGGGTAAGGACTGGTATGGAATTGGTCCATAGTTTATTTGTAATAGCCCATGCGACTTAACCTAACTAGAGTTTGTAACTCTGTATATTTAAAGAAATCATAACCCAAGCTGTGCTTGAAAGGAAGAAATAATGAGTGAAGAGAATAAAGTAGTTGAAGAAGTAACTGCTCAAGATGAGTCCACTGAGACTCAAGAACAAGAAACTGTTCAAGAGGGAACTGTCACTGAGAGTGAAGTAGATCCGATTGAACGTGAAGTCCAAGAACGACTCGCTAAAATGAAATCCAACATGGATCGAATGGCGGGTGAACGTGACGAAGCTTTGAAAAAGGCTGTTGAAATTGAGCAAAAACAAAAACAAGCTCATATTCAACGTCTGGAAGAAGAGGGAAAAATGCAAGAAGCTCTAGAGCTAAAACTTGCTGAAGCCCAGGCAAAGCTTAAAGTTTTTGAAGAAGAGAATGTTAAGCTTAACCGTGATAGTGTAGTTAACTCTGCGCTTAGCGGGCTAGACTTCCGTAATGAGCGTAGTCGCCAAATGGCCTATCGTGACATTGTTGAACAACTCGTTCAAAATGATGATGGTCTTTGGGTTCATAAAGCCGGTACTAACATTCAGGACTTTATTTCATCTTACTCTAAGAATGAAGAGAATTCATTCCTATTTCGAATTAAAGCTAATACTGGTGCTGGTAAGACAACTACGTCTGGCACCTCGTCAATGGAACAGAAAAAGTCTATTGGTGAAATGACAACAGAAGAAGTTCTTTCTCTAGCGGCCAAAGGTCAGCTAGGTAATTACACTTACTAATATCTAATAGTTACCATAAGGAAATAAATCATGGCTATTACAAACACAGACTTTCAGAACGTAGCACTCGCAATCTCTGCTTATGCAGATGAGGCTTACACAACTGAGAAAAAGCTTAACTCCACTGGCATCGTTGGCCAGCGTGATGACATCAACGCTAACGGCGAGTCCTTTGTTGGTCAGTTCCGTTGGTACAAGCCACTCTCCGCAAACATCAACGTTCCATCGTTGTCGTCGGCGACTGATGGTGCTTACACTGATATCACAACTGACATTGCTAACTATGTTAAGACTGTTCGCACCTTCGGTGCACAGCAGGTTAACTTGCAGGAAGTTGTTTCGAAGCAAGACGGTCTCTCCAAGATTGCCCGTGACTTCGCAAAAGTACGTGGCGACGACGAGGGTGATGCACTCTTGAAGGTTCTTAAGGGTGTTGCTGCTCACGAGGTTGCCCTCGGTGATGCTGGCGGTACTGGTAACGGTGGTATTGTATCCTTCGAAACAGACGCAGACGCTGCAAACACTGGCTTCTTTGTTGACATCAACGCTGCTGGCGAATTTGGTGCTGCTGCAACAGGTACTTCCGATGCACGTCGTCTCTTTGACAGCTCCGCTATTGGTGCTGCTCGTGGTGAGCGCCTCTTCAAAGCTATCGGCATGGCTTACAAAGACATGGAACCAGATTTCATGTACTTGGCTACTTCCCCAGAAGTTATGGCTGAAATGCGTGCAGCCAACTTGGTTGACCAAACTCGTGTACAAGACGGCAACCTTGAGTTTGACACAGTCTTCGGTGGTAAGTTCCGCTTGATCATGACTCGTGCAAGCCAGACAATCACACCTGCTACTGGCGACCTGAACGCTTCTTCTGCTAAGTGTTCTTTCGTTCTGAAGCCAGGTTCTGTGTCTTTTGCACCAGTGTCCACTCCAACTCCTGTTGAAGTTGATCGTAACCCAGCTTCCTACACAGGTGGCGGCTCTACAAACATCTGGTACCGTTATGGCTTCATCATGCACCCAATGGGTTATGACTGGGCTGGCGCAACTAATGCTTTCGCAACTAACACTGCTTACGCAACTGCTGGCTCTTGGAACCGTAAAATGGATTCTTTGAACTTGGGCATCCTGCCTATCTACCACTCATAATAAGACTAGGAGGAGCTAATGGCTTTAGTTCTTAATACTAATAGTTATGTGGAAATAGCTGACGCTGACGCTTACTTTGAAACACGAATCGATTCTGCTAGTTGGACTTCCGCTCCAGACTCAACCCGTGAAGAAGCTCTAGTGACTGCTACACAAATTATTGACAACAATCCTTGGATTGGCTCTGCTGTTAGTTCTTCCCAAGCTCTTGCATGGCCACGAAGAAACGCTAACTACCTTGATAATAGACTAGGAATGCAAATTGCTTTTTCTGAAACAGAAATCCCTTCTCTAGTCAAAGTAGCTGTTTATGAACAGGCTTTACACCTGCTAAATAACGAAGACTTGGTAGCACAGACAACCCAAACATACGAAAGTATTAGTATTGGTAGTATCAGTGTCAGCGATTCTAATAACGATGTTACTAGAATTTCTGTAACTCCTAGTTTTGTTATTAAGCCTATCCGTCCACTTTTAAGAAGAGGTGTTGACGGGCTAGGTGCAAGCTGGTGGAGGGCTAACTAATGTCACTCTCTGCTAAAGTAACAAAGGCTGTTGATAAGGCTTTTGCTGCCGCAGGTGACTTGGTAGAACAAGGTACACTTTCTACAAAAACCGTCTCTGGTTACGATTTTGCAACACGGAGCATAGTTAGCACTTCCAGTACTACTACTGTTGATGTTATCTTGCAATCGACCAAAAAATCTTATGGAGACGGTTTTACAGTTACTGCTATTATGAAGTCAGGCCCAAACCTGTCTGTTTATGATACTCTAACTGTTTCTTCTGGATCTTACAGTATTGTTGATCATAGTGACAATGGCTTTACTATAGACGCAATACTGGCAAGGAGGTATAGTATGTATGAT